AAATTAGTAAGATAACCTTTCAGGCCTTAGAAGGTGAGTCAACAAGTTACCACTACCCAAGCTATTTAATAGGATCTACTGTGTGGTTTTTACGTGGACCTGTTGCAAATCAGGATGTAAATGGGTATATTGTAAGAGGTACAGCAGAGAAACATGGAGATATGCTCGATACTCTTGAGCAAAAGATACCAAACATACGAACGTACTTAACAGACCCAACACAGTTTGTGAAGTAGATTTAAGGGAAAAGGTTTTAGATAAATGTTTTATATTGTAGAAGCTGCCACGCAGCTACAAGTTTTGGGTAATTACAAAGAAGTCTACCTTGAGGTTATTCAAGGGAACGACTCTTACCATGCTCATTTGAGCACTCCCGTAGCACTTTACGTAAGACCACTTCTGTTGGACAAAGGGTTCATTGTACCAATCGCTCATAGTGAGGGATTAAACGTATCTATAGAGGACGTAAGGGAGTTGGTTTCAAACTTCGAGACAGTCTATGTTTTGGACAAGAAACACTTTCTATACTTCTTTATGCATCCAAATGTATTGGATGTAAAGTTAATGCATTCGCTAAAGACATTCTCTGAGTTTACTCTCCCACAAGAGCCAAAGACAGTCCTACAGTTCTATAGAAAGTTCCCAGCAGCACCTAAGGTGAATAGTGTTATCCCAATCTCATGGTTATTTGAGAGATGTGAGAATAAGTTTACAAAGGTTCAAAAGGTATTAGAAGATTCCAGTGATGTGATCGAGGATACTAGCTGGAGCTTTTACAATGATACTGCAACGGGAGTATTCTATTTCTTAGAGCAAGAAGGATTAAAGATCACTCAAGAGGCTTTTGTTAACATCTTTAAGCCTCGTAACCCAAGGTTNAANATNCAGANNAANCTAACCTACTGCCATTACAATCTGTATAACAATACGAGTAGACCTACAAACTCTTTTAACTCTGTAAACTTTGCAGCTATTCCAAAGAAGCCAGAGTATAGAGAGTGTATCATTCCAAAGCACGATAAGTTTGTAGAGATTGACTTTGATGCTTACCACGTAAGGCTNATNGCNGATGCAGTGGGTCATGAGTTNACTTCTGAGAGTGTACACGTTCAATTAGGTAGAGAGTACTTNAATAAGCAAGAGCTTACTGAGGAAGAGTATGAAGAGAGTAAGAAGATTACCTTTCAACAGATGTATGGTGGTGTAGAAGAGAGATACAGATACATTAGCTTCTATGATAAGGTAGTTGAGCTTAAGAATACTCTCTGGAATGATTTTACCACAAAGGGATACGCAACAGCACCTATCTCAGGTAAGAAGTTTAGCAATCGACTTAAAGATATGCACGGATTAAAGTTAATGAATTATATCATCCAAAATTTGGAAACCTCAAGAAATATCCTTATCTTGAAAGAAGTGTTAAAGTTTCTGAGGGACAAGAAAACAAACATAGCATTGTACACCTACGATGCAATACTGTTTGATGTTAGTGAGGAGGATATAAACATTGTGGAACAATTAAAGGGTATTATGAGCCAAGAGGGCAAGTACCCAGTTAAATTAAAAGAAAGTAACAACCTAGTTTTATGATTTACGATTCTATTTATAACGAAAGCGAGAATTTTGTTATAGACGATATGAGTAATAAGTTAATTTGTACTTTTACAGCTCCCGATAAACTTGACGAAACATTAGAGATGATCCAAAAGGACTACACAATCCTTTACGATAAGATCTTTGTTCTCGAATGCAAGAGTATGGATGAGTATGTATGTACGTATAACATTGACCTCAACAACCTCAGGTCTCTCCCACCTAATACCGTTCAGGTACATCGCAAGAAGGAGACAAATACCCTCTACACAATCAATGCACTCAATGCAATCATCATGTCTTTGAATGAGGGAGTGCTAGATAAGAATTTTAGAATCAACTGGAGCGACTATAGAAACTGTATGTTGCTCACTTCAAACAACGATCCGAAAAGGATTAATACGAAATTACATAAAATAATCGACCTAAGCGTTGACTCGTATTAATATAGTTCGTATATTGTATCTACAAATAAGTTATTAATCAAAATTAGTTTTAGACAATGGATTTAAATGCCATCAAGAGCAGACTATCTGCAATGAACAATGAGGGACAACGCAAAGAGCGTGTAGACCCTGAAAAGACTTTCTGGCGTCCAACAACCGGAAAGCATCAAATTCGTATCGTACCTTCAGCGTATGATCCTAACTATCCTTTCAAAGAGTTGTTTTTCCACTATGGAATTGGTAAGTACCCAATGTTAGCGTTATCTAACTTCGGTGAACAAGATCCTATCGTAGACTTTGTACAAGAGTTACGTAAGACAAACGACAAAGACAATTGGTCTATGTCAGGTAAGCTCCAACCAAAGATGCGTGTATTCGCTCCAGTAGTAGTACGTGGAGAAGAAGACAAAGGAGTTCGTCTATGGGGATTCGGAAAGAACATCTACAAAGAGCTTTTAGCTTTAGCAGAGGATGAGGATATTGGTGACTACACTGATGTAGTAAATGGATTTGATCTAATCGTAGAGCAGACTCCAGGTAACCCTTACCCACAGACTTCTGTTCGTATCAAGCCTAAGATGTCGGTATTGTCAGATGACAACAACAGTGTTGATTCTTGGTTAAAGGAACAACCTAACCCAATCGAGTCTTACACAAAGTACGATTACGATTTCGTTAAGAAGCAGTTAGCCTCATGGTTAGATCCTGAAGCAGCAGAAGAAGACTCACCAGCACCAGCTCGTGCAGCTGCACCTGTAAGTCCTGCTAACCCACCTGCAAACAACTTTACTGCAGAGAATGCAACAAAAGGAAAGAGCGATACTGTTAGTCAGTTCGATCAAATGTTTGGAGGATCTGATGACTTGCCATTCTAATATATGGCAAAGGTAAGATCAGCTAGTGCAGCAGCTTCCTCTAAGGTAAAGTCTAACTTTGACCTTGGGAAGTTTAAGAAGAGTAAGAAGCTATCAACAGCTTCTATAAAGTTCAAGGAACAGAGCTGGATACCTATGTCTCCAGCGTTCCAAGAGATTACCTCTGTACCTGGTATACCTCATGGTCATATTACAATCTTACGTGGTCATAGTGACACAGGAAAGACTACAGCACTCCTAGAGGCTGCAGTTAGTGCTCAGAAGATGGGTATAATTCCTGTGTTCTTGATTACGGAGATGAAGTGGTCTTGGGAGCATGCTAAGGAGATGGGTCTAGAGTTTGATGAGATTGCAGATCCAGACACAGGTGAGATTGTTGACTTTGACGGTTTCTTTATCTATCAGGATAGAGGTACGTTACAGACTATTGAGGATGTAGCAGGCTTTATGGCAGATTTGATGGATGAGCAGAACAAAGGTAACCTACCATACGATATGTGTTTCTTCTGGGATAGTATTGGTTCAGTTCCATGTGAGCTATCAGTAAAGTCTAATAAGAACAACAACGAATGGAATGCAGGTGCAATGTCTACACAGTTTGGTGGTAACATCAATCAGAAGATTTTGCTCTCTCGTAAAGAGGGTAAGCCATATACAAACTCACTTGTAGCCATCAACAAGGTATGGACATCAAAGCCATCCTCTCCAATGGGTCAACCAAGAATGGAGAACAAAGGGGGTACAACGATGTGGTATGATTCTACAATGATTGTTACATTTGGTAACGTAACCAATTCAGGTACTTCTAAGATCAAAGCGATCAAAGACGGAAAGACGGTTGAGTATGCTAAACGTACAAACATCCAGGTAGATAAGAATCACATCAATGGNGTAACTACCAGAGGTAAGATTGTAATGACAAGTCACGGATTTATCTTAGATGATAAGAGTGCATTGGATAAGTACAAAGAACAAACAAAAGAGAAGTGGTTTAATTTCTTTGGAAGTAGCGACTTTGAGCTGATAGAGGAAGCTCCAATGGAGGAAGACTCAGCAGCAACTAAAACCATGTTTAATGGGGAATAACTATTTGGATCTTTTGAATTCTATTCAGAAGAAGGAGGAGCAAACTCGTAACAGCGATGTTATGTTGGTAGACTGTATGAACATGTTTATCAGAGGCTTTGCAATGATACCCGCAATTAATCCACAGGGTCAGCCAGTAGGCGGCCTTGTGGGCTTTATGCGATCATTGAATTTCAACATAAGACAACTACAGCCTACTAGGGTTATTTTGGTCTTTGATGGGATTGGATCAAGGCAGAACAGACAGAACATCGACTCGGATTACAAAGGTACTCGTGGTCTCAAAAGGATTACCAATTGGGAGTTCTACGATAACCAAGAGCAAGAGCACGCAAGCTTCTCTAGCCAAATGGATCGATTGATAGATTATTTGCATCAACTACCTGTTGATATGATATCTGTCGATAAACAAGAAGCGGATGATATCATTGCTGTGATAGCTAAGCGTATTGAGAAAGAAGGTAACAAGTGTACGATAGTATCTTCGGATAAGGATTACCTACAACTACTTTCAAGTCAGATCAAAGTGTATGCTCCAATCAAAAAGAAGCTATACGATTACGATCTATTTGTTCAGGAGTACAAAGTCTTACCAGAGAACTTCATATACTACAAGTCTCTTCTAGGGGATAATTCAGATAACATACCAGGAGTAAAAGGATTAGGTGCTAAGACCCTTCTCAAAGAGTTCCCAGTAATTACTGAAAGAGTTCTTCCTAACGGACTTGATGTTATCTTTGATCAATGCGAAACTAACATAGAAGGCAAAAAGATATACTCTAAGATATTAGAAAGAATTGAGAGGGTACAATTAAACTACCAGCTGATGGATTTGCACAACATAGAACTACTTCCAAGAGATTTAGAATATGTAATGTCGATTTATGAGAGAGGCTCAGCAAATCTAAACATCTACAGCTTTTTGAAGATGGTGGAGGAAGACCAGCTTGATGGTCACTTCACAAAGAATACAGAAGGATGGTTGGAACATCTTCGCTACTTAACGCAACAAAAGTAGAAAAGAAGTTGCATATTGCAACAAAGTTCCTTATCTTATCCTAAGCAATAAAAGTTTTAATAAAATAGTTACATGACTCTCAAAACGCTAAGCCAATATGGCAAAGGGTTCCAAGTGAAAGTACTTGGTTCTCTTCTTACCGACAAAGCTTTCCTACTGAATGTACGAGATGTACTACAGTTCGATTACTTCGATTCAGAGGCACACAAATGGATCGTTCGTCAAGCAGCTTCATATTTTGATAAGTACCACGCAACCATTACGATGGATGTACTTAAAGCAGAATTACTGAAGCAGGATAACAAGATTTTACAAACAGCAGTTAAGGAAGAGCTCCGCAACTCTTATCAAGCCACTCAGGATGATTTAGAGTACGTACAAGAGGAGTTCTCTACCTTCTGTAAGAATCAAGAGCTTAAGCGAGC